ACTCCAATGCCTGGTGCAGCAACCCCTGGTGTAACACCAGGAATGACTGAAGGATTTATGGAGCCAATGGCTGCGAACTCGGTGTTAGGAGGTGGTGCATTTGGGTCGTGGTAAGCAACTTTTAAAAAAAGTTGCGCAAAATAAACTTAACGATTTTTAGAAAAAAATTAAATTATATAATTTCTTAACCTTTTCCACCTTTCTTAAAGGTGGTGCAAAATGTTTGGCGCAACTTTACCTTTTATAAAAAGGTAAAACCAAAACTTTTGTGCGACTTTTTATAAAAGTTGCTTTGATACTTTCTTCGAATAGTTCATGAACATGACAACGGTGTTTGTGTATTCATCAGAATAGTTATTTTTATACAACTTTGCAATTTCGTGATCAGGATGTAATGTTTCACAAACCAAGTTATTTACATTGACAGTTTCGTGGTCCTCCATTAAAATGTTGTATAGTATTTCACCGTTATAGCTAATTTTTTTGACATCTTCATAGTATTCTAAAAATTTATAAGCATCCATCATATTTCCTTTTCTGTTTTTTATTTTATGGTACTTACTTACAATTGTTCTTGTACTTGGAATATTTTCACCCAATGCATCCTTTTCAAAACAAATTAAAAAGTTGTCTTCCGTAACACTTTTGGTAATAGTAATAATCTTTTTATTGTTAATCGTGTGTACAGAAGGATCGATTTTTTGTATTGCTATAATTCCTTGGTCAGTTTCAATGGGTGTATTTTTAACAAAACATATGTTATCAATTGGTACTGGTGTTGGTGTTGGTGTTGCTGTATAAAGACTATTTTCACAACCATAAAACAAAAAATTTCCAAATGAGTTGCAAACCATTCCACCAATAGGTGTACTAGTAGGTACTGAAACAACATTACTCCAAGTTATACCAGTATCATATGATACATAAATACCATTATTACCTCCTACAAATAAACTTTTTAATCCATTAGAGTTAGACGCAATTGCTACAGTATAATACGAATCTTGTAATAATGTTGGTAGTCCTGTTACTTGTGTAAAACTAGTGCCACCATTTTTTGATATATAAACAACACTAGGACCATAACTAGGAATAGAAATAGGATCATAAGGAGCCCCTGCTGCTAGTAAAATTTGTCCATCATAACTGCAAGCTAGAGTGTACCAAAAAATTATTTGGTCTAATCCTGTTACTTGTGTAAAACTAGTGCCACCACTCTTCGATATATAAAGACTATTGTTAGAAGCAACATCAAAATCGTTACAAGCAACAAGTATTGTTGATGCATCATTGTTAACAGATACTATACCACCGGCATAAATGTCAGATACACTACAAACGGTTTGGTTCGCCCAATTTTTTCCATAATTTTTTGTTGTCCAAATACCTAAAGAATATTCGTGTATCGGAGAAGAAGTATTACTAGAAACAGCAGTAAACACTGCTATTCCTCCGTCGCTACTAATTGCAACGTTCGTCCAAAATAATGTAGTGTTACTAGGTAGTGGTGGTGGTGTCAAACTGCTCCAAGAAGTGCCGTTTAACGAATAAAAAATGTTAGGACTAGTATAGTCAACTGCACTAAAGACTAAAAATGTTTTGGTTCCGGAAGAATTAGTTGCAAGACCAGTGATTAACAAACCACCTGTTGGACTATTTGTTGCACTAAAAGCACTACCAGAAATTGATGTATACAGTTGTGCACTAGCAGTTTCGAACTTACCTAGCGTTCCTGCAGCAAATAAAGTATTGCCATTATCGTTTGATGCTAATGGTCCAAAGCTAAAAATTAAATCATCAGTTTTGGGTTGAGTAAATACGACTGTTTTTTCCCAAGTTGGGTACGGCATTATTATATTATAAACTATATATAATTATTTCAACAATTATATATATATAACTTTTTAAACGCGCCTCAAAAAATAATCTTTCAAAAAGGTTTTACCAAAGTGTTTTGCGCAACTTTTTATAAAAGTTGCTTTGATACTTTCTTCGAATAGTTCATGAACATCACAACGGTGTTTGTGTATTCATCAGAATAGTTATTTTTATACAATTTTGCAATTTCGTGGTCTGGATGTAATGTTTCACAAACTAGATTGTTTACGTTTACTGTTTCGTGGTCCTCCATTAGAATGTTGTATAGTATTTCGCCATCGTATTCAATTTTTTTGACATCTTCATAGTATTCTAAAAATTTATAAGCATCCATCATATTTCCTTTTCTGTTTTGTATTTTATGATATTTACTAACAATGGTTCTTGCGCTTGGTATATTTTCACCCAATGCATCTTTTTCAAAACAAATTAAAAACTTGTCTTCCGTGACACTTTTCGTAATAGTAATAATCTTTTTATTGTTAATCGTGTGTACAGAAGGATCGATTTTTTGTATTGCTATAATTCCTTGGTCAGTTTCAATGGGTGTATTTTTAACAAAACATATTTCAGCAATTGGTATAGGTAAGTTCTGCTCTGCATAAATGTCCGCATCAGAAACATACGATGGATAAATGTATATTTGACTACCGGCAGAATAAGAATTTTTCAAAGGTTCGTTTAAATATATGCTGCCAAATGCTTTTATAGTACCTAATTCAGAACTACCTGTTTTTAGGTCTGTTATCAAAACCTTATCTCCTATAAAAGCATTTATAGCATTTACATCTATTCTGTTTGTTCCAGCATAAGAAGTACGTATAGTATTCGTCTTTGATTTGTATTTTGAAGATGTTGTCACTGCTGGTTGTTGTAATGATGTTGATGTTGTTGTAAATTGCGTTGTACTTGTTACATAATTTCTTTTTTTTGGGTAAAATGAAGCAATTAAAAATGGAGTTGTACTAATGGTAGTAGTAGGAGTGGTATTGTAAAGCCAATAATACGTTGACCCACTAGAAAGTGTTAAATTACTTTGAGCATCATTAGACGACCAGTTTCCATTGCCAGCGACGTTGGTGTTACCGTTATTTGAAGTTCCATTAGCAACATAACAATTGTAAATAGTAACACTAGTACTGCTACTAATAAGGGAGTATAATGTGTAGCAATTACTTATACTACCACATGAACTATAACCAGCAATTCCACTTGAATATTGACCACTAACTTCACCATTATTAATACAACCTTGTATTATTGCGGTAGGTTCATTATTCTGTGGAAAAGAAAAATCACCACCAACAATTCCACCTGCGTATTCACCACTAACTGTACCATTATTAATACAACTTTCAATTATATTATTAATTATATTATTTGTTTGTGACGCTGTAGTAGAATCCACAAAACAACTATCTCCTGCAATTCCACCTGCATATGTACCACTAACTTCACCAGAATTAATACAATTTTGTATTGTAGAGTTTGTTGCATTTTGACAAAATGTATAACCAACAATTCCACCACTATAACCAGAATTAACATTACAATTATTAGTACAGTTAGTTACTTTAATGTTATTACAAAAATGTCCTTTACCATCCGGCAAAGATCTTCCACTCGCAAATCGATTTTGACAGATCCAACCACCGGAATTTGCTAAAGTTGATGTTGGTAGGGCACTGGTATCGTATGTTGTAATATTTTGGACACTTATATTTGAATATGAAATACCAGTTTTAAAATCATAATTTTGCACTAAACCAAGATAGTTTTGAACACTATCAAAAATAACAATATGATCATCATTTCTATTACCACCATCTATGGTGATACATTCACTCTCAATAATAAAATAAAAACCAGAAGTTGCATTTGTTATTTTGATACTACTTGTAAACCGTATGATAAGCATACCAAGTGATATATCAGTATTAATTATTCTTACAGGTAATTGCAAAGGTGAAGTCATATCAATTGTACCGCTTGTACCTCCCCTGTAACTTAATGTTGTCCCACTTTGACTTATACTTACTACACTACCGCCTGGTGCGGAAATTTTTGTCATATAATATATAAATATTTTAAAATAGTTATATAACTTTTTAAACGCGCCTTTATAAGTAAATATTATCTAAAACACAACGAAGATTAAACAAGAAAAAATTAAAATATAATAATATAAGAATTATTTACTATATATTTATATATTCACATACAAATATGGATGTAAACAAATTATTAAAAGCGTTAGATGATGAAACAAATGAAACTTTATTGAATTTTACATCTAAAAAAATTATCGAAATGAACTTAAAAATTATTAATGAACTCCATCTTCAACGTAAACACTCTTTAGAAATAATGAAAAAAATAAAAGGATACAAATACGTTGATGAATTGCAAGATTTGAAATATGGGACTTATATACGATGGATCCCTATTCAAGATCCTGATAATATATACATTACCAAAGGGGCCTTGTTTTGTGAAACGAAAATCAAAGATGAAGGGGTTTATCTTATTTGTAAAAACTTTGGTTTTGCAAATAAGCGATTTCAAATCAAATTGGATGAAAATTTAGTATTTCAAAAATTGACTGAACAAGAATTGGTGCTGCTTTCTGCACTGGATCATTTATCAAGCAACTCTTCAACCTTTTCAACCTTTGGGAAAGGTTGAGCCAAAGCAACTTTTATAAAAAGTTGCGCAAAAGTTTTGCACCACTTTTTGAAAAGTTGTTATCTTCTTCGGCTTCTACGACTTCTTGTTTTACCGCACTTACAATCACTAAACAACCCTTTTACAAATTTTCCTGAAAAAATCATTGCAATATGATCTTTGTGAATGTGTTTTTTTGCTGTTCCTACGTGTTTCCCTCGATGATATTTAGTTACGGTTTTCGTAGCTCTGCCATTCTTGATGCTTACTTTACGCACTATTTTTTTGCCACCTTTTTGTGTGACTTCCGTATTTTCATAACTAAATTTGTCCATTTTTATAATATATTATATACATATATTATAAAAAATGAATTCTACCATCGTCCACTTATTTCACATAATAATTGTTGGAGGATTATTTTTGTACATTGGTATAAAACAAAAAAATATGCCCACATTCATGTATAATGTAATTTTAGCAACTGGTATACTTATATTGTTGTACCATGGATATAAAGGGGTTTCAAAAATAGTCAAGGGTAAAAATGCATGGGTCAATTTATTTCATATACTAATCGTAGCACCATTGCTGATTTACACTGGATATGAAAAACAAAACACTCCTAGGTACTGTTATGAATTTATATTTATGTTAGCATTTGCCGCAATTGGATATCATGCGTACTATATGTTTTTCTAACTTTCTTCAACCTTTGGAAAAATCAACCTTTAAGAAAGGTTGAGCCAAACCTTTTTGCTCTACTTTTTTCAAAAGTAGATTTACACCACTTTTTTGAAAAGTGGTAAGGTTGAGCCAAAGCAAACATCTTTAATCCATTTCTTAGTCACAGTGGCTTCAACACTTTCTAACGCACCTTCAACCCATCCTTGATAAGTACTGACGGCTTCACCAACAACTAACATTCCATCCATTGGATGTTGAACTTTTTCGACAAACTCTTCGCGACTTTTAAATCCGCGTAAAGGTCCATAATAGTGTGTGCCAACAGGCCAGTAAAAATCTTTAAGTGCTATAATTTTTAAAGAGTCCATAGGCATTCCAAGACTTTCTTCAATGAGTTTTTCATATAAATTTCTATTTTCTAAAGTATTTTTCAAATGATTTTTCAAAACAAGTGCATTTTCATTATCACTATACGCGATCATATAAACGCCCTTTTCAGCATTCATCGGTATTATTTTTTGCAACGGACCAGGAACAATAGTATAATTTTCAATGTATTTTTTCAATAGTTCACTCGACTTTCGATCGAATTTTGCATATAATCTCAAAAAAGGTTGCCCATGAATTTGTTGATACGGACTTTTTGGATTTGACGCACCTAGAACCAATTTCATAATCCCCGTTATTGTAGTAGCTACAATTACTCTATTACAATAATAAATTTCGCCTTCTTCTGTGCGTACTTCAAATAAACAAGGTTCGTGTTTTCTCTCATGATCGTCATGATCGTCATGATCGTCACTAATTTTTGTTACTTCTGTAACACTGTTGGAATATTTAATATGATTATAACCAATGTATTCACAAAGCCTTTCTACTAATTCTTTCCAAGGAATAAACAATTTTGTCCATCCCCCTTTATTGTCATCCATACCATAATTATATAAAGTTTCGTATACATCCGCATTTTCATAATCTGTATAACCAGCATAAATAGTAAACAGTTTGTAGTTAATATCGCCTAAAATCAATGTACCAAATTCTTTGAATGTCATATGTCTGTATTTTGCTGGATTTTTTTTATATTCGCGCCGTAAATAGTCTATTACTTTTACTACATCAAATTCCTTATGATGATGTAACAGTTTAGAATAATCCATAACAGAAACATGTTTTTTATATGGAACCTTCAACTCTTTTAATAGTTTCTTCAAAAGAGGGTTCGTGTCATTTCTACCAATACCAGCGCCAGTAACAACTGATACACCATAAAAATCATAATTACTGGTTCTACCACCTATCCATTGTTTTTTATATTTTTCTAAAACTAAAAAGGAAGTTTTGGGTGATTTTTTTTTAATGTTATAAGCGGAATACAGTCCTGACATACCTGACCCAACAATAATAATATCGTAAAATTTATGTTTACTAGACATATATATTATGAGCAAATAAATTTAATGAAGATAATCTAATTATTTAACTATATATTTACTTACGTAACTTTTTTGTCTTGTTGAATTTCACATAACGTTTCCCTTTGCATTTGAACTTACCACGCGTGTATCCTTTATTATTAAAAATTGTTTTTGTGCAAATTCCAATTGCTCTTGCCTCATTTTCAGACTTTGAAACCGCAACTACTTTTTTAATACATTTACATAATTTTGAAGATAATACTTTTTCTGCTTCTATTTGAATCAGCCTTTTTGATTTTGGAACAGGAATTTTATAATAATTTAATATATCGATATAATCTTCACTATGCAAATCCATTTATATTGTTGTTTAGTTTACCTAAACTATACAAATATTAAAAATATTACATAAATCAGAATTTTGTTAAAAGTTAAAAAATAATGTTATTGTACTCATATGAAAATTGTTGTCTTTGATTTAGACGAAACACTAGGATATTTTGTTCAATACGGCATATTTTGGGATTGTTTAAATTCATATTTATTACAAAATAACAATAATAATAATAAACTAGATCAACCAGATCAATCATATTTTGATACTATCTTAGATTTATATCCGGAATTTTTAAGACCTAACATAATGCAAATTTTGGATTATTTAAAAAAGAAAAAACATACACAGTGTTGTGAAAAAATTATGATATACACAAACAATCAAGGACATCAAAATTGGACAAATAACATTATAAGCTATTTCGAAAAAAAACTGAACTATAAGTTATTTGATAAAATAATCTCTGCATTTAAAATTAATGGAAAACAATTTGAAATTTATAGAACAACCAATAATAAAACGTACAATGATTTCATTCGGTGTACGTTACTTCCAAAAAATGCACAAATATGTTATTTGGATGATACTTATTATCCTGAAATGATAAATGAAAATGTGTATTATATTAATATTAAACCTTACATGTATGATTTGTCTTTTGAAGAAATAAATAAAAGATTTTTAGAAAGTAACTTAGGGAAAAAATTAATATCAAAAGAAGAAATTAAGTTTTTCATTAATTTTATGGAAGAAAATAGTAACCAATATGATTTTTATGCAAAAAGAAAAGATGAAGAAGACTATAAAATTGACATAATTTTAAGTAAACGCATATTGTATCATTTACACGACTTTTTTAGTAACACCCTACCTTCATATAAAAATAGAACACGAAAAAAATACAAACACCATAAAGTAAAAAATAAGTCAATGAAAAATATTAGTTATACCATTTAACACTATAAAATTCCAAATCCTAAAAAAGTAGTTGTAAATATGAACAATCCAGCACTAAATGCTATTTTACGATCCAAACTTGTAAACTGAGATGTTTCACGAAAAGGATTAAACCTATAAATTAAAAATAAACAAATATAAATCCGTACATACTTATCAATTTTATCTAATCTTGTTTTTGATTCATTGGAAATACCGGAAAAATATAAAAATAAAAGTATATAACTCAAAGTAATAAACATATCGAAACCAAATTCTTGATACTCATGTATTTTTTTTTGTGAAAAAAACATATATAAAACTATATAATAGTACCATATTATTATTTTTCACAACTATTATTTTCATCTACATTCTTGTTATTATAAATCTCAAGTGTTCTAGCACTTGGATCAGTTGCATTAGTATAGCGTGGCATCCAATAATAAGGAACTATGGTTTCACATTTAGGAAAATGACAATCAAAAATATTTTTATAATACGTTTTTTCTGTTTCAGTACTTACTGGATACTTGTTAATAATATCTTCTTCATAATAATTTTCTAATTTTAGTACTGTAGATATAAACTCTTGTAAAATTACATACAATGATCTTCCTTTACTACTTACACCATCACTAAACGCTTCTTTACGGCGCCACAATATTTCATTTGGTAATATTTGTCTTCCATAAATATTTTGAAAATTTTCAATCGTAAAACTATTTCTAAGTAAGTATTTTTCCATAATTTTATTACTATCAAATCGTAGCTTCTGAGGAATAGACAAATAATAATTTACAAAAGTTTTATCCAAAAATGGCGTGCGAGGTTCTAATCCATGAGACGATATACATTTATCAGATCGTAATACATCAAACAAGTGAATATCCTTTAATAATCTACGTGTTTCACAGTCAAACTCAATACAATCTGGACAATTTTTCATGTATAAGTATCCACCACATAATTCATCAGAACCATCCCCATTAAAAATAACTTTAGCGTCACTATTTTTTGATATATACTTTCCAATCAAGTAATTACCGATACTTGCCCGAACGCTTGTCGTATCATAACTCTCTGTCGCATAAATAACATCAGGAATTGCTTCAAACATTTCTTTTTCGGTTACAATAATTTCAGTATGTTTACTTCCAATGTAGTCAGCCACAATTTTTGCGTATTTTAGGTCTTCAGACCCTTTTAGTCCTATACTATATGTTTCAATTGTCTTATCAAAACCAAATTCCATTTTATAAAATTGATTAACAAGTGCTGCTATCAAACTACTATCCAATCCACCTGATAGTAAACATGCTATAGGACGCTCAGTATTTAAACAACGTTTTTTTACCGCATCACACAAATATTTAACAATATTTGTCTCATATTTTTCATCTTCGATACTTGTATCCATATATGAGTTATAATAGTTACAAATATAAGGAAACGATGGAGTTACATATTTTTTGTTTTCTTGAATAGAAACCCATTTAGAACAAGCCATACTAGATAATTTATATGTAGAATATGTACCTGGTTGAAATTGTAATACTTCATAGTTAACATTTTCTTTAACATAATCAAATTCTAAATGAGATAAATATTGTAAACTACTTGTGTTGTTATATTTTTTCAATATTTCATTTAAACATTTTAACTCGGACGCGCATGCTATTATGTTATTGTTATAATTTGCATTCTTATTTTTTAACAAGTATAATGGTCTTACTCCATATGGATCTCTTGCAAAATAAACATAGTTATCCAAACTGTCTTCTAGTCTTAAATCGTACAATACAAATGAATAAACCCCATCTAACATTTGTAATGTTTGTTCTATTCCATATTTCAAATATAAATGAATAATTACTTCACAATCAGAATTTGTTTCTGGAGTAACATTCATTAACTCATACAAATACTTATAATTGTATATTTCCCCATTGCAAATTAACATAATATTTTTAATAGTAAATGGTTGATTTGAAATACTATCTAATCCATTTATTGCTAATCGATGAAATCCCAAAAATGTATTATGCAAGTTCATAAATTTAGAATCTTCTGGACCTCTATTAACTCCTTTATAAAACTGTTCTTTATAAAATGTTTCTTGTACTTTATCACCATTTAGTAAACAAAATATTCCACACATTTAGTATAAACACTATTTTAATTCATTGATTATCTTTATATATATTTTATAAATTAATTAATAAAATAAAAATCATATTATATAATAAAATGAACAATCCAAAAATAGAATGTGTATCAGATATTCATGATGTAACAAATAGAAGAATATATGACAGAAATATTCCTTCGCAAATGTTACAACAGTACGTAGATGTGCGACCTGTAATGACAAAATATTCTTACTTACCCATTGTTGATCCAAGGAGAGAAGTAGGTGTACGAATGAACCAGTATCCAACATTTAATCCACATACAACTTTTAACCCAGGAAATACACAGTCACCGTGGTCCGGTTTTGCATCTAGTATAAACACTGAGTCAGTTTTAAGAAATCAAGTATTTGCATTGCAAAAATGTAGTCAAGCAGTTTATGTGCCAACTAGCAACAGTGATTTATACAATTATTCGTTTAATCCAAATAAGTACCAACAATATCAACAGAACCAACCACATAACTTGTTATTTGACAAAGAAACGTTTGATAGTTTTGATCCAAATCCTGACCCAAATATAGTAGGAACTTATATGTTTTCTAATCCAACTCGAGCACAAGTGAAAGATTTAGCATAAAATATTTATTATATATTTATATATGTATATAATATGTATAAAAGAGATAGAAAAACTAGAAGATCATCGTTGTTGCGACAAAAAAAATCTTCTGGTGGTGCTAATGTTCCTGACACACAAGAAGAAAGAATAACATATGCTGTACGACGTAATTATACACCACTTATAAATGCTATACTCGAAAGAAATACTGGAGAAGTTAGAAGAATATTAGATAGAGGCGGAAATGCAAATCAATCCGATGATACATATCGTTGGTGTCCATTTAAATGGTTAGAATTTGTTCGTATGTATGGAGGTAGAAATGGCGATACAATTTCTAATACTGACTATGCTACTTTAGTAGAAATGATACATCGCGCGGGAGGACAAGAATGTTACGATGATTATCATGTACGGGAAAATAGTTATAATTTTTCACCAGTTGTAACAGATATAGATGAACAACTAGAGCAAATACGTAGAGATGCCGAAGAAGACAATTCTGACGATGACTATGACACAACTAGAATAAATATGGCAGGTGGAAGAAATAGGCGAAAAACACAAAAACGTTCAAAGTCAAAAAAAAGAAACAACAAGAAAAGACGCACTAGAAAGCGTAAACATAGCAAAAAATAAATACCAGTAACATTTTATCATATTTAATAAATAAAAATTTTATATATATATATATATATATATATATTTTTATATATAATGAATAGAGATAGCAATAGATATGATTTTCGACCAAGAAACAGTCGATGGAATAATGAAAATACTGGTGAGCAAACATTACCGCCACCACCAACAAGAAACACTCGATGGAATAATGTAAACGCAGGAGAGCAACAATTTAGACAAGATGCTCAGTTAAATGATAGATATGATTTTCGACCAAGAAACAGTCGATGGAATAACGGAAATGCAAGAGAACAAACAATACCGCCTCCACAAGCTCAACCAATAAGAAACACTCGATGGAATAATGCAGATACAAGCGAGCAAGAACGACGACCAGTACGAAGAGATGCAGGTGTAGGAAGAAAAAGAAGAAATGTCTATTGTAATAGTAATTTTTATAACATTGCCTTCAGTAATTATGGATACACTAATAATTTAGCTCAACGGAATGATACCATTTATACTTTATATGATAGTCAAAGAGCATTAGATGCAAATTATATTTTCAATAAAATATGGTCTTGTTTTGGTCTTCAAATACCTTCAATAGAAAATGCAAATGGAAGTCAATGGAGAACAGCATTAATAAGAAAAAGTGAACAAGTAATATTATTTAACGATAATGTAAGACGTCAAGTAGAAATAGTACACGATATTCATCGAAATGCAGCAAATAATCTTGAAGGCATATACATTAATGTATTAGTTAGAATTAATGATGAAAATGATAGGTTAAATCTACCATTACCAACAAATGGTGCACCTGCAAACATAGCAAACCTACTCGTGAATGATCCTAATGTCATTCATTATGAAACATACCAAACAAATGGTTTAATTCCCATAATGCATTATTCATATCATTTTACGAATGCAAATAATATACGTGGGATGAATCAAGAAATATTGCAAAATTTTTTTAACGGTACTGCTCATGTAAAATTTAATTCAATATATACCAATTTATTGAAAAGATTATGTCTAGGTAATTCTGTTGATGTAGGAAGAATGGAACCATATCTACCAATAACGTTCAACACTAACACATCTAGATTTTATAGTTATGCACAAATGACACAACTTGCAAATGGTATTAATATTTCCCCTTTTACTTCAATAACTCAATCTGCTCAAAATACAAATTGTAATATCAACCAAAACACACCAAAAGATTTACAATATTTTATAAATACTGGTGGAGATGACAGTATACCAGATGAATGTATAGAACAATATAGACATTATTTAAAAATATTTTTGCCATTATTTGAGATACTTTATAATAGTGGTGTTCGTGCAATGAATAGTTTTGTTACGGCTGAAAATAATAGATATAATCCAACAAAAATAAATGCTGAAATAAATAGTATTAGACTTAATAGAACACCACCTGTTTATTTTGATATTAATTATGACGGTCCTGAAGCACCTATATGCGTTCCTAATAATTGTTTAAACGAACCTAATATTGCAACTGTTGATTTAGGTGTAACAGATGATGATAATGTACCACAAGTAGTAGCAGAAGAAAATATGTTTTTTAATTTATTAAATGCCAGATGTCCAATAAATGTGTTGCACGAAACAAACTTAGGTGGTAGAAAATCACAAAAAAAAACTAAAAAGAGAAAAACTAAAAAGAGAAAAACTAAAAAAAGTAAGTCTAAACGAAGAAAACAATGATTTTACACAGTTTTAACTCTTCATATGAAGTAACGTTAAAATATATTTAATAATTTATAAGTTATTACAAATGTCAGAAGAATTAATAAATCAAATTACTTTAGATTGTTTAGTAAACAAAGAAGTATACATAAAAATGCAGAAACAAAACACAACAAACAACGCAAATAAAAAAGATAAAAAATTTTATAGAAAACGAATATTAAATTTAACAAGAGAGTTGCTTTTGAAAAAACAAGATGATTACAACGAAATTAACCCTGATATTAAAAGTAGTTTCGATCATTTTGTTAAAACATGTAGTCATTATTTTAAAGTTATCGATAAGAATGATATATTACAAGAGGATTTCAAAGATTTTGATGAACAAACCCAAGTGAATACTTCTACTACAAATGATTTACTATCTAATAGTGAATTTAACAATAATAATAGTGACTATAATAGTGAAAAGGACAATAAATTATTTATGCGTTCAGTAAAAGTAAAAAGTGGTTTAGAAAATTTTGTTACTATTAAATCAACAAAAAAAGAAGATGAAATAATATTACCAAAGATAAAAGATATTAACTTGGAAGAACCAACATTAAGAAATAAAGGAATTATAAAAAAAGAAAATATCACTATAAAATAGGATAAAATAACATACAAATGAGAAAAAAGACAAAAAGGACAAAAAAAATATACAAAAGAATAAATTTTTATAAAAAAAGTAAAAAAAATTATAGAAGTCATAATTTTAGTAAAAAAAATCACAATCATCAGTTAAAACAAACAGAAATAAAACTAACTAAAATAAATTGTAGTCCAAAAGATAAAAAGGAAATAAAAGATTATACATGTTACACTGAGACTTCTCTCTTTAAGTTAAGAGATAAGTGGAATTTACGCCATCCTTACGAAAAAATAACCACAAATGATCCAAAAGAAATACATAAAATATTAGCAAATTATTTAAGTGATGTGTGCAATAAAGAATCATGTTGGTTAAAACAGAACCATGAATTTGGCCAACTAGATGAGAATTTTAAAGATTCATTTGCACCAGAAACGCCTCCTGAATGGAAAAAAAATCCTAATGAATGGTTATCAAGTTTGGACATTATAAAAGTAATGAAACAATATGAGAAAGCGTACAAATGTTTTGATTTTATTGGACCATCTCCTATTGACTTTGATACCAAAAAAATATATGGTGAATGTGTATGGGAAGAATTATGTAACTTCAACTTAGAAGAACAAATCAAAAATCGTAAAACAAAAATAGGAATTATATTTAATACAGATCCACACAGTAGACCAGGTGAACATTGGATTTCTATGTTTATAAATATTAAAAAGGGAAAAATATTTTTCTTTGATAGTGTAGGTCATAGTGCACCACAAGAAATCGTAAAATTTGTAGAAAGAATAACTGAACAAGGAAAACAATTAAAACGTAAAATAAATTTTGTTTATGATGAAAATCATCCGGTAGAACATCAATACGGAAACACCGAATGTGGTATATACAGTATATTTTTTATAGTACACATGTTAGAAGATAAATTTACAGAACATTATTTAAAAACACATATACTAAAAGATAAACATATGGAAAAATTTAGAAAAATATATTACAATGAAAATCTATAATTGTGTTGTATTAAATATAAAATGTTTATAATAAATTAAAGTAATGTTATAATTTATTATAATATAAATACAAATGTCTATTGAAATGTTTCTAGAAAAAACAAATATATATTTATTATGGGATGTTTTAATAGATGAACCAATGATAAAACAAATATGTAATTCTCAAACAAAAATGAGTGAATTACAAACTATTTTTGAAACCAACATTAAAGCCTTTTATGCTAGAGAGAAAAATAGTTGTAATTCTTTAGTTAATTTAAATAAAAAGTACATTTTATTATTAATTAACTATATAGTAAAGTTACAAGATCATTCCGTTGATGAAGTCAATAAGCTAAAAACTCAGCAACTTCAAAATGCTCAAAACACACAAACGTTTAAAAAAATAAAAATTCATGAAGATGACACGAGTCATCAGCAAATAACTTATGAAGACATTCATAATGAGAGAATATCTAAATTTGAGAAAGAATTAACTAAAAAACAAGAAGAATTTACTAGTTCAATGTCAGTTTCAGTACCACCTGTTCCAAATTTTAATGATAAGTTAGACGAGCCAATAAATGAAATTGAGTTAGAAATAAAAAGAATTCAAGAACAACGTAACTATGATATTGAGTTAATAAATAGAAGTTACAATGCAAACGATATTTCAAATAATAAAAATTGGTTGACATCACAAGAAACTTCAATAAAAAATGAAAAGTTAACTTTAGATTTTCAAAGTAATATGAATACAAACACAAATACAAACATAAATAAACATATAACGTGGTCAAATGAAAATCAATTTTATGAACCAGTACCATTGCAAGAGCATGGAAATAACCAAGAAACTAATACTGATAATATATTCAATAAATTAAAAAAGGTAGAACCAGTTAATTATCAAACACAAATTGATGAGCTTAAAAATGAAATAACTTCTTTACATAGTAAAATAGACATAATACTTGAAAAAATGAATACATAAATAAAAAATAAAAATGATTAGAGAGAAATACAAAAATTAAAATATAGTATATAAAAATTTGTTGATATTAAGTATGAACCATTTAATGTTATTTACATTGATGTTAATATATTTATTTAATAAAACTAAATATGTTAATGCAGAAAATTCGTTTTCGCGATTTAGAAATTCACTGTTAAAAACAGCTTGTGTTGTTAGCATTAAAAAAGAAAAATTAAATGAATTAAGCTATAAAGTAATAAAAAATACACAATCAAAAATATTTGACTTACACAAAGATACTTTAAATAAATGTTGCAATATGAATGTATTTTATAATAGTTTAACAGAAAATGAAAGAGAATTTCTAGAAGCTATTATGTTACTATTTGTCTAAAAACCTGCTCACCTTTATCATTTATTTCCAATGTACCAATTTGTATGGGAATAATATCAGGATTTTTTACAGCTTGTAAGTAACTTTTTTCTTCATAAATATTCAACAATTTTGGGCTCATTCTTCTGTATACATATTTCACACCATCTAACGTGATTGGTTTGCCTTCCCATTCGATTTTTTTCTTGTTAGCTTTTACACTTATATCATTTTGTTGATTTGCGTAATCTGGTATATAGGAAAATGTACTACTATTTGGGTCACCAAAATTCATACATTTACCGTTTGAATAAATATAACAGTCAAATGCTGATTCTTTAATTGCATCAGTTAACTGCATACTTAGATTGGCTTTAATTTCTGAGATTTCGTACAATAGTTGATCACTTGTTACAGGTAGTCTTGGTTCACCTTTGGATAAATCTTTACGTTTTAATTCAATGGCGTCATCCGACTTCAATTGTTCAGCAGACAAAACCATTAAGTAAACAAATACTTCAACTGTTTGTAGGGGTTTTGGTAAATTTTTATGACTACAAATACGACGCGCTCTTCCGATAACTTGTTCTGTCCGTACAGGATGCCAGTAAGGTTCCATAATATGTACATAACGCGTGTTTCTAAGATTAATACCTTCAGACCCAGATGATGTAATCATAAGTACTTTGATAATTTCACCCATATTGTTGTTGTGTGCAATTTTCTTCAAGTCGGCAGACAAATTGGTAGGAATATAGTCCCATTCACCATTATAAATTCGTCGAATAATTTCTTTCTCTTCAGTAGTTTCAGTACCTGTATACAAAGCAAACGTAGGTTTTCCCAAATCTGCTTCAGGAATATCAATTTCCCAAGTATCCGAAGCATTTTTTTTTAACTTAAATCTAGCAAATCCATTTTTTTGCAATACCAAACTGAATAGTCCGATCCCTTCCAAAGTTCTAAATTGACTATACACTAAATGTAAACCTAAATATTCTGGGTCTTTAATATTATCCAGAATATGCAAAAATTTAGGACTAAATCGTGCTAACGCTTCTGGTGTCAAATAGTCATTCGAATTATCCCAAATAGTTTGGATTGTGGATTCAATTCGTTCCTTGTACGAAAGACCGCCTAACTTGTCTAGTATTTGGTCACCTTCTTCTTCGCCTTCATTTTCATCGTTAACGTCTATATTGATTTCTTCTTTACGCGCTTCTTTTAATAAATTTGTAATATCGGTTTCAGGCGCTGGTTCTGCTGCTTCCGCTGCTTCCGCTGCTTTTCCTGGTACTACATCAGCAATTTCCTGTGTTTTTTTCTTTTTCATTGGAAGTGGTCGATTATTCATAACAAAATTACAATACAATCTAGAAAAAATTCGATATGTCGATGTTGCTTCCTTATACAATTCGTCTAATTTTTGAGGTTTTTTTGACTGTTTTTCTAATTTCCGTTCTTCCCTTCGTGCAGACTCATAAATTTTGAACTGAAAGTCGCTCATTGGTATTCTAACTACATGATAGTCAGCACCCAACATTTTATTGAACTTTGGTAATAAATCTTCTTGAGCACTTCTAAAATAAGATGATAAACCAATTATACGACGTTTAAGTGCATCAGAATTTTTTATTTGTTTTGTTACACTATCAATATACTGATTTTCAAATAAATCAAAATCATCAGGAAGGGCTTTCATATTTCGAATTTTAATGCCGTCGGACAATACTTCAATATCATTTCTTTTTAAAACACCTAATATATGTCGTTCAAAGTCATCATTACTCATAAATTCAGTGTCAAAAATATTATTTCCATTATCATCGCGTTTCACATTTGACACTCCTTTATAAACACTATTTTCCTTCATTTTGTTTTTAAAACCATATGGATTACGAGTAATCGTAAGAACTTTACTGGACGGTGAATAGTCCAAATAATCTAGAGTTTTAACACCAAGAAGCATTTCACGAAGTGTATCTCTATCAATCTTGTTGGTTGTTTTAACGTTAAGTGGAAAATGCCAGGTTTTAATGTAACCTCGCAAAATATTAAAAAGTATTCCAAATTCATTTGGATAATTAATAATAGGAGTACCAGTTAATAATACAACTCTCGCGTTTTTTGCACTCATTAAATATTCATACAACTTTGTCGAAAGGAATTTGGGCGAATATTCTTTCTCTCCTTTTTCATTTTCTGGAATAACCTTTTCTTTTTTAATTTTGTTAACAATGCGACTTATTAAATTGTGTGCTTCATCCACTATAACAACAGAATCGTCAAATAAATTCTTAGTGTATCCAGATGTAAGTTCTCCTAATCGTTTTGTTCGTAAACCATTATAATTAATAAATACATATTTGGCACGTATCATTTCATTCAGTTGTTCATCGAGTGATCGTTTTTCAATCGTTGTTAGTTCTTCATAATTGGATGGTTTTTTTACATTAACGAACCAAGCCCCTTTGCGTTTTTTAATAAACTCTTGTGGTAAGTTTAAAATGGCTGATAATGTTGTAAGAGCTTCTGGATTTGTATCAGTTGATATAAACTCCCAAAATTGATTTTTTTTGTACAAAGAATCGCCACAGTGTTTCAACTCTTCCATATAATTGGTTCGTAAAGAAGCCGGCAACATAATAATAATTTTTTTCGTGTCCTTCATACCCTCTGCAATTGCAATACTACTGCAAGTTTTTCCAGACCCTAATCCGTGGTACAACAAAAGTCCGCGATAAGGCGTGAACAGGTTCATATAATCCCTGACAATTTTTTGATGTGTTAAAAGGGACAAACCACTTCCTTCATCGCTATCTTTACCGATTTTATCACATGAAATATTTTTACTATTGGATGCTAATTCTTTTTTATAAGGTTCAAAAAGAGAGTTTATAAAGTTGATGAAAATCTCTCTATTGTTCATGTAATAATTGGAAACCTTGATCAAAACAGGCGGTTCTTTTTTGGCAAGACGTTCAACTATAGATGTATTACCTATTTCTACAACATTTTCTGGTCCCAAAACGGCAATTCCTTTTTCAACTTTTTTGGTTGTGCGTCCTTTGCGAGTTGCAACAACAACTGGCTCCTCTACTGGTTCCTTTTTTTCAGTTGGTAGTACATCCGTATTACCAAGGTCTTCAACATCTATTTTTTCAGCGTTATCGTCATCATCTTCAATAATAAGCGGTTTTTTGTCTATCTTTTTCACTTTTTTAATTGGTGGTTCTGCAACTGAAACTGGTATTGGCTCAACAGTTTGTTTTGTTTCAATTGCCTCTACAATTGGTTTCATTACTACTTTTGATTTTTTGCTTTCAGCTCTTCTTTTAAAAAATTCAGATCGGTCATAATTCTTGTCATTTTCATCGATGATTTCAATGCCTTGTTTTGTTTCAGGGTTATTTCCTTGCTGAACTTGTTGTTCTTGTTCTTTAATTACAACTTCGACAGGTTGTAACTCTTGAATTGTAGGTTTTGCCATTAATTTTTGTTTTAATTTTTCTAAAGGATTCATTGTTTACGCTTATATAATTCAAATAGAATATTTTTATATTTCTACACTTATTATTCATTTGCATCATGTTTTTCGGATACATCAATAGAACCATTGTTTTCCTGTATATATTGAATGGCCTCATTACAAGCAATTTGTTCGGCTTTGCGTTTGATTTTATGTTGCCCTTCGCCCATAAACAACAAAACTTTGCCATTTTCGGCAACATGGTCGTGTATAGTTTTAAATGTTTTGAAATAAGAAATATGTACTGCATCTGCATGAGATACGTTGTGAATGGCTTGTCCAAGACATAAATATACACCCATTTTATATCCTAATTCTAGATCATGTTCTATTTCCAAATAATGAGGTGTCACCTTAAATTCCTTTTGAATTTTAACTTGAAGAATGTTTTTGTAGTTGTCGTCGTTTGTAATAAGTGCAATCCAGTCAATATGTTTTTCAAAAATATTTTCTACAAATTTTTGTGCCATTTGAAACCCTGGACCAGTTACAAACATCGACTGAAACCAGCCGTCTTTATCGCTTACCTTGATTTTATTAAAGTCCAAAAACAAGGCACCTAAAAATGATTCAAAGAGACATCCTAGTTTTTTCAAGTTGGTACGAATTTTTTTTTCCTCAGCATGTTTCGATATAATCAACCATTTATGCAGTCCCATTTCTAATGCGATTTTTCCAATAGCTTCGTTTTTGACAATCGCAATTTTCTTTTCAGTCATAAACCCTTCATTTTCTTTTGGAAAACGGCGATACAAATAATATTTTGTCACTAGTTCTAAAATACCATCGCCTAAAAACTCAAGGCGTTCATTGGATTTACTGCTTAATGGCATACAATCATGCGGACGCTCTACAATGGTGATATTTTGGGCAATGTTTTCAAAATTTGGGCGTTTTGTGTAAGAACGATGGACAAATGCGCGTTCATAAAGTGCCAAGTTGTTCACAGTGGCCGGTATTCCATATTTAGAAAGAATACATTGGACTTCATCTAATGTAATCTTAGTGTTTAATGGATTAAATGGATTAAAAATCAAACCTTCTTCGGTTTTGATAATGTCGTCGTCGTGTGCAATTTTTGCGTCAGTCATGGTCTTGTATATAGTTGTCATGATGTCTTTAAGTGGGTTTGGGATATTGTTTGCGAGTTAGGTTTTGAAGGTTGATAATTTTGAATGGGTAACTAAATAAAGAAAATCAAATTCACAAAGTTAAAAAAGGTTTAGAAATAATTTTACTAGAAGAATTATTCAATATGATTTAGAAATGAATGAACTTAATAAATTTAATTCAATCAAAGAAGCATCAGATATTTTGAAAATTTGTACAAGTGGAATTAAAGCAGTTTTATATAATAAACAAAAACTTCTAAAAACTTTATTTTTAAATATTTAGAAGAATAAAATTAAAATATATTTGTATTGTATATAAAAATGGTGTATATGTCGGGATCACGCAGCGCCAGGAATCAGGCGTCAATTGTTAACAGAACGAACGTATGTGGTGGCCCAAAAAAAGCCGGCATCGTTTCTCGTCAGGGTTTTTTCATGCAAAGTAACGTTTCACTAAGAAGAGGTCCACAATCTCTTCCATTAGTGTGTGTTCCAAATTACACAGTTCAAACACAAAAGTATGGTTACAAGGCAACTATTGGTGGAAACATGGGTTAATCCTATGTATCTTGTATTTTTTACTATATTTATTTTACAATATACAAAAATACTATTTAGTTTTAAAATAATTTAATAACAATTTGTTAATTTATTTTATTGCAAACAAACATGAATATGTTTATTAAAATTGATTCGCGAGAGAAAGATTTGCAAAATAAGGTATCGTTTTATATCTCATCAATTCCTGCTTTTAGGAATTTAAAAGTAATCGTAGAACCATTACCTATTGGCGACATAATAATTAGTAAAAATAATGAAGACGTTTTAATAATAGAGAGAAAATCCGTCAATGACTTGTTATCAAGTATCAAAGATGGTAGATATGAAGAACAATCTTATCGCTTAAATGGGTTGCCATTGCATAATCACAACATAATGTATTTAATTGAAGGCGATTTTAACAAAATGAACGCATTTCGAGACACAAAAATGGAAAAACTTACACTTTTTTCGGCTATTTTCTCATTAAACTATTACAAAGGATTTTCTGCAATACGAACATTTACTATGGACGAAACCGCACTTTTTATTTGTAACTGTACAACAAAATTAATGAAAGGAGAGACTACAAATAGAAAAGCGTTTTATTTGAATAAAAATGTTGCAGCATCGACGGTTGTGGCAGAAGAAAAAACAGAAATAGATAGTGCAGGTAGTGCAGATAGCACAGAGGAGTTCCCTGAACAAATGGAAGAACCCAAAGATAACACTAAAGAATACATTAGCATGGTCAAAAAAGTAAAGAAAGAGAATATTACTATTGAAAATATAGATGAAATCATGTTGTGTCAAATTCCTGGTGTAAGCACAGCAACTGCAGTTTCGATTATAAAAAAATTCAATAGTATTGCAAATTTAATCAAATGCTTAGAAGAAAACGAAAAATGTTTAGCCGATGTCACAAATACCAACGGCAAAGGTCAATCAAGAAAAATCACGAAAACATCTATAGCAAACATCATGAAGTTTCTCTTGAAAAAATAATAAATATATATTTTATATATTATGGCTCAATATATAATAGAAAAAGAATTTAGGAATTGTGATATTAATAATTTAAGTGAACCGGGACCTTTATTTACTTTAGAAAATAATGATGTTGAACTTAATTATGATCAAACAACTTTACCAATATTAAAAATTTTGGCAGTTGATGATACATTACATGATTTAAGTAAAGACAGAGATGGATACAAAAATAAAATTTTTAATGAAGAGGGACCATTAAATTATTTATTAACAGGAAATTTTTCACAAGGTAGTTATTTAGAAAGTTATAAAGTTTTATTAAATTATAAAGAATTCAATACTTCTGAAAGATTTGAAGGTGCAGTCACAAAATCAGTCGAAATAAACCGTGGACTACAAGGCGCTGATACAATAATAACATATGATGAAATCATAGCTGGGTTAAATATTGTTAATGCAACTACTATTCAAATACAACCAGATTTAATGCAAAAAGTTATATCATCAAATGGTTCTGTAAAATTAATAATTGACAAGAACAGTCCACAACTACGAGGTTTAGATACCAAAAAAATGAGTTTTTCAAATTATATCACTGCTATAACACAAGGAAATGAAACAACCGGTGAACAATATTCACTTAAGATATCATTTTTTATAAAATGGTTTTTACATACACCCGACTTTACTAATTTTATTATGCCGGAAGAATCAATGAAAATATTATCTGACGCTGGAATTGGATTTTTAGGTGATATTTTTGGTATTGAAAATTCAAATGTCACTCCTTTTATAGCAGTCCCTTGTTTTTTGGATTCAGCAAGCACATCTATTGAACCATTAGATCCAAACATTCCTATATTTTTTGAACAAATAAATCCAGACTTAATTATTCCAATTGTTTCTAATTATTTTTCATGTCATGAATATTTTATATGTTATTTACTGAACCCAGGTTCTACGTTTGATATGAACAACTTATACAATTTTTCATTGGTAATTTTCAAAATAAACCCAGAACTACCTAACTTAGTAGGTGCAATTAATTATATTAGAGCAAGTGAAAATATAGATGATAATTATAATCAAGCTTGTAGTATCATAAAAACGTATATTGATACTTACCCAGCATTAGTTGCAAGATATTATTTTGGTGAAGTCAAAAAACAACAAGGTGGTGCATCCGATGCAAATGATTTGTTAGAATGCGGTACTTGTGGAGCCGGTGTTCCTTATTTAGGTAAAGTAATGAAACTATTATTAGATTTAATAAATCGTAATTCGACAAAAATTAGCGGTCCTTGGTTATCTCCTAACGTAGTTAACTATAGAAACTTTTTTAATACTCTGAAAACCCAAGGACCTTTAAACAGTCGAATTCCTATATCAGACTCAAGAATATTGAAAATGTTTTGTTATGTTAATACTGATAATAGTATTTTTTTAGATTTTACAGATAATGATTTTTTGTCACTTTTTAAACTTTTAGCAGACTACAAAAGAACAGGTGATTATCAACAATCCTACACAGTTTTGAGGCAAATACTCAAGGAAGGAAATAACGCAAGATTATTTACATTTTCTAGTGGCGATGAATTATCTACACTAGTTGGAAGATTATTAGCTGTACCATCTATTTATCAAGTAGGCGCAACAGGTTCATGTTCACTTTTCAGGTGTACTTTGTTAAATGCTAGTCAAGAAGATAGATTAAAATTAAAAATTAAAAATGATGTAAATACATACAATAATTATAAAGAAAAAATTCTTTACAAATTCAAAGTAATAACTGACTTTGTAACAGTTTTTTATGCTAATATATGTACGTTAAGAGGACAAATTAATTCTATATACGAAGTAATACGTCAAAAATTGATAGAAAACAATAGTGGAATTGAAGTTTTTTTACTTATAAAGTTATGGAACGCATATTATATTTTAAATGGTTTGATAGTCAATTGTAATCTTTTACAAAATAATAGTGAACAAATTCAGGGATTTTTTGAAATTTTAAAAAAAATTTATGCTTCGAGTAATGAAATAAATACTTATATGGATCAATTGAACAACGTTACTGATTATAATGTACTCAATCAGTTTCAAATTTTTTTATTAGAAAAATTGAAAGAAATTGCGGATTTTGAAAACACCGATATTTTTGCTTTGTATAATAATATAAATGAAAGCTATCCATTATTATTAACAGGGACAAATGATTATTTTGCACCTTTAACATCACAAGAACTTGGTTCAGGTACGTTCACAAGAATAGAACTTGGATTGGAGGTTAAAAATACGTTGGACAATGAAAAAAACACTAAAACATTTATAAACTACATTCTTTCACAAAAAGAACAAGCCCCTCAAAGAGCAAGTGCAAGAGGTATGGAAGAAAAAGCAAAAAAAAAAGAAATAATGGATACTGCTTTTGTCAACAATTTCAATATTTTTATTGATTCAATGAAAATAAACGATACTCGTGAATATGAGTCATTTAATATTTCTGATGCTTCTGATTTTAATCAAAAAACTGTAGGAAGTATTTTAGACGCTTCATATGTATATATAAATACGAATGAACAAAAAAATCCATGTGATGCGACTACACTAGTTTCGATACAAGGATTTTTAACACAAATTATGTCGATTTTAACACAAGGTCAACGTCAAGAAGGAGGTAATAATTTCAGTGTAAAATACAATCTAGGTTATAGTTATTACAACCAAAAAGGCGGGACAGTTCAAAATTATAACAAATTTTGTTTATACAATGAAATTAATAAACTGTTAGTCAATGTTTTGAATAAATGTTCACTTTACATTAGTAATGTAATAAAAAATGTTAACTTGCAAACGATGACTATGGCACAAATATTATTAACTATTAGTAATTTATATGAAACAGATAGTTTTTGCCAACAAATATTGTTTGATCAACCAGATGAATATGTTCTAGAAAATGAAAGTATGGGTTTTGTTGTTGCATTAAAACTATTAGCTGAAGAGTATTCTTATTCTGATATACTAGAAAATACACTTACAGAACAAGGAGTAAACTATGGAGATGAGTTATTAAGTGTAAACAATATGTTAAATATTTTAGAAGTACCATATGTAAAACTGGTAATTTTTTTATTATCATGGAGAAATGTTTTTTCTCTTGAACTTTCTAGTGACTTGATTAATTTCGATCTAACAAGTTACAGTGTAATAAATGGCCAAGCAGTAGTTGATGTTAATTCGCCTGATGAAGATAGCATTATTTTGGAATGTACGCGTTCTTTTTTAAATATAGATTTTAATAATTTTTTTAGAGTGTTTGAATTTTTGAGAACTCAATTATTATTTCAAGGTTCAAATGAAACATTTAGTATTTTCAGTATAATGACTTTAGCTTCTGCATACTTTATGTATTACGGTGATAATTCAAGTATTCCTCAAGTTTATAATGTATTGTTCAACAGTGTTTTAACTGGGTTGAAACAGAATTACGCTGACTATTCAGAAGTACACGGATTGAAGTCTTTGAGGAACCCACCAGAAGTTTTTCTAAAAACTTTATTACCAATGTTGTTGAATTTGATATCGTCAGATTTAATAACAAAACTTGGTGCACCTGCAGTTGCAACTGGTCCTGCTGCTAGTGCACGAGGACTAAACAGAGCAGTTCATTTTGATGGTACGTATCCAAAAGGTGGTAAAACACAAAAAATAAAAAATTTTTTAAATAAAAAATATAGAACGACTATAAAAAAACACTTTAAAAAAACAAATAAAAAACACCAACGAAGAAAAAAAAGTTATAAGAAAAAATAAAAATATTTATTCATTTAGTATATATATATATATATAAAATGAATAAACAATTTATTAATGTACTTTTTATAATTGCAATATGTTTTGTAGCCTATATATTATTTAGAAATCTTAATATAAAAGAAGGAATGACTAGTGATCCAAGTGGTAATGTTATATCAACAGCAGTGGCTTCATCAGGAACAAATTCTAGTTCTACAAGTAGCAACGGTATTGCAGGAGGAGCGCAAAATTATGCAGCAAATATAAAATCGATGGTAATACAAAATCAAGACATACTCTTAATTAGTAAATACAGAACTGATTATGAAAATTCTATTTTAAACTTAGACGATTTAATTAATACGTTGATGTTACAAACAGCGTTAACTGTAAATCCATCTAATCCATCAACATCATTAGAAAAATTAGTTCAATTGAATTCTGCGCGTGGTGCATTAAATAGTGTTATGAAATTTATAGATAGTAGCACATAATAGAAATTATATAATTTTATCATAATAAAGACAGATAATTTATTATGATTTACACAATTTTATGGAATATAAATTGAAACTTGATTAGCATTATAGTAACCTTTATCAATAAGTGACTGTGTATATGTTGCACCTCCCCAATTATCGTCCATTGGATTAGGACTATACAACATATTTTCTTCCTTCACATTCATTTGGTCCAAAGGTGTTGTTGTACCTACATAATAAGAAGTTTGGTCAAAAGCAGGATACGAGTTTTTATTATAAGGCGGATCGTTTCTCGTTGCATCCACTAAAAGAGTTGGGTTGGGTGCTCGCGCTACATTTGTATCATCTGCTTTTTCAGTGATTAAATCACCACTAGAACTACCAATTCCTGAAGGCATATTTCCTTGAGTACTAGGATTATTAATCATAGGGGGCAAACCTCCTTGTGGATTGGAAACACTAGGGCGTACTTTATAAACTGGATTTCCTTGGGCGTCATAACTATGTTGAAGATAAAGAACTGGACAACGAATACCTTGACTTCTTTGCCAATCTAAAAACTCAGTATAATCTTCTAAATTATCAAACTCAACAGGATTTACTCCAGGGATTTGGGCTAATTTGGAATTATATAGATAAAATCGCGAGCCTTTTTGAATTAACATATTAGGACATCGTGGTTGACCGTTATTATTTGTTAAACCCTCAGAATATTTAGGATCACTCCCTTTTGCATAAAAATAAACTCCTAATAAAAAAACAATGATAAATAATAATGTTGTTAATGTCATATATAATATATATATAATTTTATATAATATTATATATTTCCAGATAATTATATAATTATAATATAATAAACTCATAATGATATTCTTACATATTGATCCTACTACTAAAAATACGGAGATGTTCAATAAATATGTAAAAGATGGGAAGCATGTCTTCGTTCTGTTTTATATGGAAGGTTGCGGACCTTGCAATGCAACACGTCCAGAATGGAAAAAGTTGGAAAATGTTTTATCACATAAGCACAAACACAATAATAATATTGTTATTGTAGACGTTGACCAGGATGTTTTGAAGTCGTTAAAATACATTAGAAATCAACCCAAAGGGTTTCCTACTATGCAACATATATGTAAAAAAGGAAACCATTCGGAAGACTACGAAGATAGTGATATTAGTAACAAAGATCGGTCAATCGATTCATTTGTAGAATGGATTGAACATCATGTTAAAAAACATGGGTTACATAAAATGCGTGGTGGAAAATGGTCGTTAAAATACAAACGAAGTATTAACTGCAAACATCCAAAAGGTTTCTCTCAAAAACAACATTGTAAATATGGTAGGAAAGGTGGGAAAACTAGAAAAAGGCGCTATTGAGGAATTTAGAAAAATGCGTAATTTTAGAAATTTCATAAAATCCTTCATTTTTTTCTTTAGTATATTTATAATCATGCCTAAAAAGGATCCTTTAACCCTTTACTACCGTCGTACCATACCTGGTACCGATAAAAGAAGCGGAAGTTATTCCCAAGAAACGGCAGAAATAAATGGAATACTAAGTTTAAAATTTATTAGTAATCGATATGTGTGTAAATCTGATTTTACAACTCCTACTACAGACATTATTAATTTTTCTACAACTAGAGTACCAAAAAATGATAACGAAGGGCTACCTGGTACTATCTTGGATATAGTCACTATTATAAGTAAACCATATCAACGTGAAAATAGTTCAAATATGATAACTGCAACTGCCAACTATATTGATAGTGGAAATACTAGCGTAACAACAGTTGACTATGTCAACTTTACTGTTACGGGTGCAAGTGGTAAATTTGCAGGTTATAAAAATATAAAAATCATCTTTGATAAAGATGGAATAAAGAGAACTGTTATTCTCTCTTAAACGTAATTTTCTTTTGCATATCCGATAACAGCACATGCTATTCTTTTTCCAGCATGTCCTGTTGTCAAACTATCTGGTTGTCCACCTTGTCCACAATCATCAGGGTCAGCATGAATAATTAAACCACGTCCAATTATATTGCATTTGGTTCCTCTTAACTTAATTACATCATCTACCATATTGTATTTAGCTTCCCCATTTGCGTTTGTTTCAAGGTTACCCAAGTCGCCAACATGTCTCTCTTTCATTCCAGGACAACCATGATTTTTATGATATGGATTAAAATGTGCACACATACTTGTGCATTGATCGCTTAAATCACCTGCCTCATGAACATGAAAACCATGATGTGAATTTTTCTTTAATCCAGTAATGTTAATACTAATAACAACCTTGTTATTTTTCAAATCCTCAATAAAACGGACAACTCCTTTGATTTTACCAGTATCAAATACTGCAACTGCCATAATAGGTTTTTTGCTCATTTATGGTAATAATAATAAGTTTTTAAATTATTATTATTTTATACTATTAATGCTATAGATTTGTTATTTGATTATTATAAAATAAAAATGAATAATGTAAACGTAATAAACATATATTAACAATCAATAGTAATAAGTTAACCGAAATTGGAAAATGGAACATATTTTCAGAATTTTTGATTTTAACGTGTATAATGATCGAAACACAAACAATGAAAACAGTAGTGATGAAGATGTAAATAGCAACAAAAAGCCAAATATAAAAAAAGATGATCTAACATTTATCATTCAAATGTTTGGTTTAAATGAACAAGGTGAAACTTGTTCTATTCAAGTCGAAGATTTTAAACCATTCTTTTATGTAATGGTAAACGATAAATGGAATACATATACAAAAGAATGCTTTTTAAACCATATTAAAACAAAAATTGGTAAATATTATCAAGACTCAATTACAGATTGTGTTATTATTAAACGTAAAAAATTGTATGGTTTTGATGGTGGAAAAGAACATAAATTTATAAAATTTGAATTTAAAAATATTAGTTCATACAATAAAGTTAAAAATTTATGGTACACTGATTATAGTAAAGGTCATGAATTATTAAAAGACGGATATGTTTTTGAAAATACAAATATAAAATTATATGAAGCAAATATTCCGCCTCTACTGCGTTTATTTCATATTAAAGATATTAGTCCATCAGGTTGGATTGCTTTACCAAAAAAGAAAACCATTGAAATTACAAATAAATCCAATTCTAAAAAAACCAACTGTGATTTTGAATTTATTATTAATTATAAAAATATAGTATCTTTAAATGACAAGGAAACACGTGTACCTTATAAAATAATGAGTTTTGATATAGAAGCTAGTAGTAGTCACGGTGACTTTCCAGTACCTATTAAATCATACAAAAAACTGGCAACCAATATTGTAGAATATTTTGAGAATTTAAAAATGGAAATGACAAAAGAGTTGTGCAAAAATATTTTGCGACGTATCATCATGGCTGCATTTGGTTATGAAAATATGCCAAATATAGATTTGGTTTATCCAAAAGTAGTGCCAAAATCGCAAGAAGATGTAGCGACCATGTGTGAAAAATGGTTAGAAACAAAAGTTCGCACTGCAAACA